AGAACAAGTGTTTTACCGAGGGAGGAGTACGTTATACGTGTGACGGCAGAAGAATGTCGGGAGATATGAACACGGCACTCGGTAATTGTGTTTTGATGTTGTTAATGTTGGGAGATGCCATGCAGCAATTGGGAGTGAAACCACACCAGTTTGGAATAATTGATGATGGTGATGATTGCGTATTAATAGTTGAGAGGAGCGTGTCAGATAGGGTCATTAAAGGGTTACCAGGATTATTTAACGGGTATGGGCACACACTGAAGGTCGAGTCACAAACAGATGAATTCGAGAAAGTAACGTTGTGTGGTGCCAGAGTCATTCGAGTTGGTGGGGTGAGGAAGTGTATCCTCAACCCAAGGAGAGTGATTGGAAAAGCCCGGTTAATCTTAGGAGGGAAAAACATCCAAGCGATAGAGAAATATGTAGCCACAGTAGGACAATGTTTATTAGCTTTACACTCAGGGGTGCCGATTCTTCAGGCACACGCCTGTATGCTGCGACGTGCGAGTAGGCGTATTTTGAGAGGTACGCCTGGGTCCTACCTTTACCGCCTGGGGTGGGACCAAGAGTGGAGGGCGGAAGTACCAACAGAGATCACGGAACAAGCCAGACTAGATTTTGAGCTGGCCTTTGGAATTAAAGTGGAGGATCAACTGTATGTGGAAAATTGGTTTAATAGTCACGACCCGTTTGAAGGCGGGGAGTATGGGGAGATAGACTGCGATGATAGTATAATGTCGAGTGTGGATCTCGACTGTTTCGTTTAGTAGTGCCACGCTACGTCATTTAGTGGGGCTTGGCCAGCCCCGTGGCCTAAATGAATGCAAACGAAATGCAAGCAGGACTTACCAACATGTCAATTAGTGACAACCCATATCAAAACATCGACTATACCAAAATCGGGAGATCAGATTCAGGAAGAGCATGGGTTGAGAAAGCCTTACATCCACCAGGAGAGGCCCGATCCAGAATCTGCGGAATGCCAGACAACGAAGCATATCCATCAACAACATTTGAATTTCGAAATACGACAACAATCACCCCAGTTACAGGAACACAAAACACATGGAATCTGTTGCTCCTCTCACTCCCTAGCCCAGAACAGCCAGGAGTCTATTGGGCATGGAATTCAGGAACAGCAGCGCCTGGGGCAGATCAATCAGTTATCGCAAACAAACCTTCAAAGATCACTAACGTCAATTACAACTTCGCAAACTGGGACGCCGACGTCTCAAGATGGCGAAGATTGTACGGATCAACAACTTGCGAGCTTAATGCACCTTCTTTGTCAAATCAAGGAATGGTGTACAGTGCCCAACAGCGACTCGAAGTTACTTCAAATCCTTATGCAGCACCAAGTGATCCAACAACAGCAA